ACTACAGCACAATAGCTGGTGGTGTTGGTAACCAAGCTAGTGGTGATACAAGTTTTGTTGGTGGTGGTAGTAATAACCAAGCTAGTGCACCATACAGCACAGTAGCTGGTGGTGATAGTAACGTTGCATCGAATAACTACAGCACAGTAGCTGGTGGTTATTATAACCAAGCTAGTGGCGATATAAGTTTTGTTGGTGGTGGTGCTGGTAATACATCAAGTGGTAATACAAGTTTTGTTGGTGGTGGTAATGGTAATACATCAAGTGGTAATACAAGTTTTGTTGGTGGCGGTAGCTTTAATATATCGAATGATGACCATGCAACTGTCGTTGGTGGTTGTTATAATAACGCACTAACCGGTCATACATTTGTTGGTGGTGGTAGTGGTAATATTATCACTAATATATTTTCCACAATAGCTGGTGGGTCCAGTGGTCGTGCAACCGGCCAATTTAGTACAATTGGTGGTGGGTACAGAAATAAAGCTTCTGGCCATACTAGTGTGATAGCTGGTGGTAATAGTAACGTTGCATCAAATAACTACAGCACAATAGCTGGTGGTGTTGGTAACCAAGCTAGTGGTGATATAAGTTTTGTTGGTGGTGGTACTGGTAACCAAGCTAGTGGACAATACAGCACAGTAGCTGGTGGTAATGGTAATACATCAAGTGGTGGTACAAGTTTTGTTGGTGGTGGTACTGGTAACCAAGCTAGTGGACAATACAGCACAGTAGCTGGTGGTACTGGTAATACATCAAGTGGTGATACAAGTTTTGTTGGTGGTGGTGTTAATAACCAAGCTCGTGCACCATACAGCACAGTAGCTGGTGGTATTGCTAACCAAGCTAGTGGTGATATAAGTTTTGTTGGTGGTGGTTATTATAACCGAGCTAGTGCACCATACAGCACAGTAGCTGGTGGTAATAGTAACGTTGCATCGAATAACTACAGCACAGTAGCTGGTGGTATTGGTAACCAAGCTAGTGGTGATATAAGTTTTGTTGGTGGTGGTAGTAATAACCAAGCTAGTGCACCATACAGCACAGTAGCTGGTGGTGATATGAATATAGCTAGTAACTATGCATCTACTATTGCTGGTGGTCTAAGCAATAGTGCTATAGGACTATATAGCACTATTGGTGGTGGATTAAGTAACATAGCTAGTGAGTTGTATTCATTTGTTGGTGGGGGATTAGGTAATATCGTGTATGAAGAATTTGCAACAGTAGCTGGTGGTAATAGTAACCAAGCTAGTGGTGATATAAGTTTTGTTGGTGGTGGTATTGGTAATACATCAAGTGGTGATACAAGTTTTGTTGGTGGTGGTTATTATAACCGAGCTAGTGGACAATACAGCACAGTAGCTGGTGGTAATAGTAACGTTGCATCGAATAACTACAGCACAGTAGCTGGTGGTTATTATAACCAAGCTAGTGGTGATACAAGTTTTGTTGGTGGTGGTTATTATAACCAAGCTAGTGCACCATACAGCACAGTAGCTGGTGGTAATACGAATATAGCTGGTGGTCATACAAGTTTTGTTGGTGGTGGTTATTATAACCAAGCTAGTGCACCATACAGCACAGTAGCTGGTGGTAATAGTAACGTTGCATCGAATAACTACAGCACAGTAGCTGGTGGTAATAGAAATAACGTAAGTGGTGCATATAGTACCATTGTGGGTGGTTTATCTAACTTCACATCTGGTGATTTTACATATATTGGTGGTGGGTCTGCTAACAATGTGAGTGGTATTAAATCTGGTATCGTTGGTGGAACGAATAACACAGCAACTGCATTCAATGCATTCGTGTTAGGATCTAACTTAAATGCTAGCACAGAAAATCACACATATGTTAATAGCATAACAGCAGAGTCTGCAGTACGTGGTAATTGGGGTATATTCTCATCAAACATGTTTGTGAGTGGCGGTGTTAATGTGGCAATTGGCACCAGGACCGCTACACTAACAGCAACTGAATATGTTACGTTCTTGGGATTACCAACATTATCTGCTGGCTTACCAGTAGGTACTCTTTGGAATGACTCCGGTACACTTAAAATTGCATAATATTACTGTTGATAACCACACCACTCAAGCTTAAATGTAGTTAATGGTAGGTGACGTAAATTATGTGTTTTTTGGTGATTCACCAACACTTGATACTGGGTTCGCATGTGTTACTAGAAATATAGTAACAAGGTTGCCGTTTCGTGATAAAATACATTTCTGGGGATTAGGATATGGTAACATACCCCATAACTATAACTGCAAATTGTACCCAGGTAACCCCGGTTCGTCATGGCAGTCTGAGGCTAATCTTAAGAAATTTTACGAGTTTTTGAGCTATTTCAAAACACCAATCGTGATGTGGGTATTACACGATTCGTGTAGATTAAAAGTATTAGCACCTATAATTGATAAGATCAGAGAAACAAATTCACTCAAAATAATAGCGTATATACCGGTCGATTCATATACCACACCTGAAGATAGAGACTTCTTATCACGTGTCGATGTCCCAGTTGCATATACTCAGTTTGGTGCATATGAAATTCAAAAACATACCAAAAAACCAATATACGTTACACCGCACGGTGTTGAGCATGAGGTGTATAATACAAGCTATAATAGATATCAGTGCAGATGTGATTTATTCTCACAGATAACAGATGATGATTTTTTAATAACTAACGTTAATTCTAACTCATATCGAAAAGATCCATTCACTTCATTATATGTGTTAGCTGAATTACTAAAACTAGATCCTAAATACAAGCTATATCTTCATATGAACCCTAACCCTAATATTGGGTTAAATATTAAGGCAAAAGCAGCTGATCTAAACTTACTACGTAATGTTATATTTGCAGATCCACTGTTTGGAGATAACTTCAGTAAATATAATTGCAGCAAAGAGTTGTTAGCTAAAATCTATAGCGCATCAGATCTTGTTATAACCACATCGCATGGTGAAGGTTGGGGGTTAACAACAACAGAAGCTGCAGCATGTGGCACCCCAGTTGCAGTGCCTAAACATACGAGTTTTGAGGAAATATTCTCTGATGAAACATGCACTTTTCTTCCAACTAAAAATAGTGTCTTATATGAAAATAAATATTGGCCTTACGTTGATGCTGAATTAGCTGCGCATGTTATTTATAACACAACTACAACCGATCTAGTAAATAAATCAGCCAAAGCACAGCAAAATGTACTTAATTATAATTGGGATTATATTGCACTATGGTGGTCTAAGATATTAACAGATGGATATAGTAACATTCAATAACAAAGTTTATCCGAAGTTTCAAACAGAGGGTAATGCTGCGCAATTTGCTTTACCATATGCAAAACAGTTCTGCCGTGGTGTTGGTGTGGATGTTGGGTGTAAGAAGTTAGATTGGTGTTTTCCGGGAGCGTATCCGATCGACCCAGCTCTCAATGAATATGATGCATTGAATATACCATATACTGATTTAGACTATATATTTTCATCTCATTGTTTAGAACATGTCGATAATTGGGTTACAGTTTTAAACTACTGGACTACCAGACTAAAGATCGGTGGTGTTATATTTTTATACTTACCAGACTATAGTCAAGAATATTGGAGACCATGGAATAATACCAAACATATCCACATATTAACACCGCAGATTTTGACTGATTATTTCACCCACAACCAGTTTGCACCGGTATTCTCCAGTGGTGTTGATCTCAACAATTCGTTTATGATTGGTGCGAAACGTGTATGTTGAAATTGTTAACATTTGTAACACAAAAATCAGCAAAATCAACCACAACAACGTTATGCGAGCTAAATACACTGAAGTAATTTTCAAGTCTGTCATTTATATCGATTAGACCGTATATTTTATTGGTCTTCGATGGTACCAATACTAACATTGGTATGCGTTTCACAGCACCGAAGTGAAATAATGAACTATCACTGCATATTAAACCATGTGCTTGATCAATCAAGCTGAGCGTACCTTGAATTGTGATCTGATCAACTAGATTGATAACACCAGGTAGTGTTGTAGTGTGACCACACCCGCTATATCGACTATTAATATTGGAATTAGATCTACCAACTAAAACTACATTATATTCATTAACATCAAGGTGACTAACAATACGCTGCAATATACTATCTGGAATCAGACGTGTACTTTCGCTAGCTCCGGGTGCTATCACAATAATAGGTTTGTCTGTGATACTATTAATGATAATTTTATCTGCAGCTGTTGGATATAACTTATATGTTTCGCCGGGTAATACGTGATGACCACCTATAATATATGTATCATTAGGGTTGATTCCATTCTTTATGAGATATCTAAGATCTAAGTGTTCTGCTCGAAACTTGTCGTTGTCTGGTGACCGTAAGCTATGGTAATATTTAGCCTCTTCTTCATCTCGAAGCTCATCAAGAGGTGTAAAAGTTTGGAATTTACCACCATACGGAGCTAGCGTTAGCAATTCAGTTTGAAACCTATTATGACTGTTACAACTTAGTATTATTGTATCATTGAGTTCAGCAGCACGTAATACTGCTGGTTCGCATATACAATACCACTTGATCGCGTCACCTAACCCCCCACCCCACCTAATAAATGGTTTTTTATGTTGTTGTATATTGTGGTTATTCTGCATAAGTAACATTCTATATATAATACATATAGGTGATGAAATATTTAATATATACACCATTTCGATGTGGTTCTAGTTTTATGACGCATTTAGTCGCAAGAACTCACAACGTACAAATTACGTTCGCGAACAAGCTATCGGGTACTAATACAGCAACTGATATGATCGTTAAAGACCATACTACACCTATACAACTTTTCAAAGATATCTTGTTTGATCATGTTATAACTTGCATCCGTAAACCAACTGATATCTTTATGTCAGCGTATATCAAGGACTTCAAAACGATAGCTGGTTATTATCCATATGAATATGCAAAAGAACCTATCATAGACAATATAGATGACATGGTTGATCATTTTACATCATTTGATTGGGGTTCGTTTGATTGGTGTTCATATGACTATAATTTCAAGCAGCTAGAACAGTTAACCGGTCTCAATATTTGGAAATTACCATTTAATAGGGAGACAGGTGTGTCTCACTACCCAGGGACACCAAGCTTAACTGTAGTTACACATCAAACACTATTCGATGATAATCGATATTTAGAATTCCGACGTATATGTGAAACACATCTCAACCTTCACGAGACAGGACGTGACGGGTTTAGATACCGCAATGTTGATACATATGGTGACCTATATCAACAATTCAAAGATAGAATACCCCAGTCGTTCTTTGATAGATATAAAGAACTAGATTATAAAATCATGTCAAAGTTTTTTGATAATTGAGTCCACACACTGATTGACAGTATTGTTTTCGGTATTTATAAAGAAATCATACTCACCCACTGATGGGTATTCAAATGTGCCAGACACACCTGTAAATTCTTTAAGCTCACCGTTTCTAGCTTTTTTGTACATTCCTTTCGGGTCCCGTCGTTCGCAAGTTTCCGGAGAACAATCTACGTATACAAGCTTCACACTTTCAAGATGCTCTCTAATATATGATCTAAATTCACGATATGGTGTGATAACTGATACAATACAATCTACACCCACATCATTTAAATTGTTACACAGATCAACAACTCGCTTTAGCTGAACGAATCTATCAGCTTTTGAATACCCTAAATTATCATCGAATGTCTTACGAACTATATCACCATCAAGCTGCTTCAACTCAGGTAACCTAATACATAATTCATTAGACAGTGTAGTTTTACCAGAACTTGGTAAGCCATATAGCCAAATATTCATATGAATATTTAATGAAACCCAGTAATAATTAAACTACCTTCGGAAGTATATGCAGCCCAATACTAACTCGATGTGTATCACTCTCAACGCAATGCCAGAACTTCTTTGGTCGTTGTGGTATGATAAATCTATTCACTTGCCAACCTGGCTTTTCATTTAATGTAACTACTTGATGCTTTTCGTCGTCGTAGTATTTGAATCGTGAATTACCATTTTCTGAATGATAAACATTACCCATACTGCATGTATGAGTTGTAAAATCGTAAATCTGCATGCTTGTTTTAAGCACTTTTTAAGACATCTGGCCAGAATTTAGCCAATTCATCTATACCATCTGGTAAATCAATGCTAGTTACATCTCTCAATTCTTGTTTCTTCGCTACAATAGACTTCTTTTTATTAGTATTAGATGTTTCAATAGCTTTCATATATTCAACATCTAACTGTTCGAGTAATTGTTTGCGAGACTGTCTAAATTGATTGCGTTTAATATCTTTAGCTTTTTCAATATTAATTACAGCGCCTTTGTCTTGATCAAACTCATATGCATCGAAAAAATCATCATTGATATTAAGTGTTTCAACAACCTTATATATTTTGGTTGGTAACGCTGCGATTGCTAATTCCAAATCAACACATGGAATGGTTACTGCTAATTTATTGTTTTGTAGTGGTGTTAAAATGTATATCATAATTTAATTGCCAAAAAATACGAAGCTTACACTATCTGAATCTCCGAGGGTGAACGCGCCGCCGATACCGACATCGCATCGTAGTGTGGTTTTTGCTACATTCAGATCTGACATGCCTGGAAAGGATATACCAGCTACACCACTAATATAGCTTTGCACATCAGGGTATTGTCTTGAACTACTAGCTACAACATAATTTGGGTCTGTGAACACACCACTGGGAAAATATATGGAATACCAACCTGTTCCGTTTTTGGTAATACTGATGACATTAAAGCTTGATCTAATTACCCCTGAACCCACACCACTAAAGTTAACCCATGCTTTAGCTACAGATTTAGCTGCTGGTATTAATGAACTCAAGCTGGTTATGTAATTAATTAGCTGCTGAGCACTTAACCCAATTTGCGAAACTTGACTTTCAGAAGAATATTTTATACATGGCAACATTGCAACGTTACGTGGGCGTGTTTCGGTACCACTATTAGCTTGAGCTAACGTAAATTCTGCACCTGGTGGGTATGCTAAATTACCTCGTTGTGTATACCCGGTCGAACCACCCCCGTACGCAAGTGGTAAATCTACAGGTATTTTATGCGTGTGACCCTTTATTATATCAGCTTGCGAACTACCAAAAACACGATTAGAATCCACACCACGTGCAGCTAGCACACCACTGCCATCCCAACCTCTTAAAAATTCACCACGCAAGTCAGGTAGTTTAAAAGATACACCACTACCACCATATGTATAACCGATAACAGCAAATAAATCAGGGAACGAAGCTGTATTTAAAATTCTACCGTCACATGCTAACCAACCTGTAGGTGCCGCACTTGCAGCAAAATACATTACCATGCCAATTGGTACCCTATCTAAAGTACTTGCAAACGTATCTACATATTGTTTTGTTGCTGCATGTAAATTGTTAACTGGGTTTGCATTAAGAGTTAAATACCCAGTCATTGTATCACCAGATAAACGAACAAAAGACGTTTGTTGTGATGGTATCGACCACCATGGTGTTGAAGCGGTGAGATGACTTGCAAGAGTCTGATATGTGATAATTTTGTTAACGAGCTGGGGTTGTTCTACCAGGGTAAAAATATCATCACCGTCGACAGTTGTAGCAAGTGGTAATTCTGAAAACTTAATGTTTGGCATTTTATATATTTATTTATGTTTTGCTATATCGGATAAAGAGCGTACCATTACTCTGAGGTGTTGTAATTTGTATATCATACGTCGAGCTTACAGGTGATGTTAATGATATAATACCCACACCACATGTATTAGAAATAATTTGAGCACTATTAAATGCACCACTCAATGTAGTCAGTCGAATTGTATGAACTGACCCATCATCATAAAATTTATATGCACCCCAACTGGTTGACCCGTTTTCATATACACCTACTTGATATTCATCTGTCACCGACACTACTAACGGATCAACTATACCAATAGTTGGGTAAAGTGAACGAGGTACGTTTGGTCTTATTGTTTCTGCAGGTGTTATGTTATAATCACCATCAAAGTTAGTTACAATGGTAACATCATATAATGTATAAAGATCTGATAGAGGTGTTATTGATGTTGAGAAGTTACTAGTACTAAACGAGGTTAGAGTTGAAACAGCAGATCCAGATAAAGTTGTATCAGTAATAACTGGTATTGTATATCTACTATTAAGGGTTTGAACGTTTAGTAGTGTGTTTGATGAAGATAGTGGTAGTAATTGATTGTTAATTAGGAAAAGCTCTTCTACCGAGTCATAATATGACGTTTGAGATATTCTTAGAGGTACGTATATTTCTAATGTACTCTGGGATAGTAGAGATTGTTCGTTAGCAAGGAATGTAACAATTGCTTTGCAAGTTCTTTCTACTAGATAGCTAGACTGCAATGGGTAGTATGTATGTAGGTAATCTGAGCATACTGTCTGATCTACACCTGTTAAAAATTCATTAATAACACTCTCATTGTAATAATTTTTTACTAAACCAATATTATATGTTTCGGTTGGCGACCCATCATCCCAATCGATAGTAACGCTCTTAACTTTCTTTGCTGTCTCATCGATACCTGTTAAATCTAATTCAAATGCTGTCTGTCCTTTGATGTATATTATATCGCTATAGATGACAGCATCACCTTGTGTTACCCATCGGTTAGTTGAAACAGCATATGTGGTGGTTGATGTTTGCATTAGAATTGGAAATACCCTTCTAGGTTATTTAACACACTGTATGTTGACACGGTGTTGAAGAAAGAGAGGTTAAGATTGTAAAAACTATAAACACTCGATGCTGGAGCTGATATTGTTGACCTAACCATAGATGATGAAGCACAGTAGAAATTACTAGTAGCTTTCGCGGTGTTAATATCAAACACTTTACATGATTCAAATTCGACCTGACCCGCAACTAGCTTGAACTGTATGTCATATATGTAAGGTGATTTATTAGAATCTTTGCCGATATAACTAGCGACGAACAGGTTATTACTACTATTATAGGATAGCTTAGGTGTATCAATTTCAATAATGTTTAAACTACTAATAACGTTGAATAGACTGAAGTTCGAGCTAAGGTTGTTGATATAGCTACTAGTTTGAGGAAATACCTTTAATAACTTGCTTTCGTTAATGTTATATTTGTATATCTCAGGGTAAATTATCTTACTACTATCGTTGCTGAACTGACTATATGTCTTCGTCAAGTAGAAGTAAATATCGTTCGTCTTAGGTATAAAGAATTTATTACTATTCTTAATTAATGGTGTACCATTAGCAGCTACATAACTGTTTGGTGTTTTTGGAGATCTAAATCCATTATCACCGAACTCGATTTTTTCTACCACCACGTAATTTGGTGAGTCTAGTATGATTGTATTGTAAAATATATCAAATGCGGTTATACCATTATAAATATCATTTCGAACAGCTTCAGGATATTTGTTAAACAGTGGTTGTAGCGCAGTTGATAGTGGTAATATATCATTAGTGACTATATTTTTCACATATACACTACCCTCTAGAAGTGTTTTGTTTTTGATATCTACGTAGCTATTAGTACTTGTAACAGATCTGACCACAGTGGTAGCTTGTGATAGTGGTGATTGTCTTAGTAGACCACCAGCTGCTCCGGATAGAGGGTATAGATCGTATGTAGCTGGTATATCCTGATATGGTGTAAAGTTTCTAAAGTTAAAATAATAGTTAGGTGTTGCTGATGCACCTGTAAATGTCCCACCACTAAGATATAGCTTAGAGTTTATTAGTGTGGTTGGGTATCCAGAGATATCATTAGCAATATTAAAGTTGAATATAAACCCATTTAACGGTAGTAACTTAGTGAATCTTTCATCTAGTTGTTGAATGCCGTAGAAATATTGACCATACGGATCTTTAAATAGACCATATTCATTACCATAGATATCTTCTTTCCAACCCTGTGTATACCCTTGGTTGTATAGTTGCTTGAAATCGTCTTGATTTGTATCAGGTGTTTCACTATAAGTCTGCTGTTTTGAATAGTACGCGTAAAATGGTTGATCACGATAGGTTACTAGTGGATCACCTGATGCATATGATGTGGTTAAGTTTTTTGCGTTAACTGTGTTATCAACATAGAATACTAGTGGTGTCTTATTTTGATAAAATACATCCCCATATATAGAAGGGTCAGGGTATACAATTGTTTGACCAGCTTGTATTAAATCGGTATTGATATCGTAGTAACTTCTTGAACTATCGAATCTTAACACGCCTAGGCGATCTTCATTGAAAAATAGACCAACCTTCTTTAGTGATACGAGCTGATCAGATGGAATTGCTGCAACAGATGCATTTTTAACGTTTAGTAGATTACCAGATGGGTTTTGTGAAGTTAATAGCTTACCTGATAGTATAAGATTGTCAGTGGTGCGTTGTACAAAGTAGTAATCAACACCAATGTACTTTTCTAAGAGTGATGTCTGTAATGCCTGTTTAATAGATGGCGTTACACCGTTTCTTGTCTTCTCTTCAATGAACTTACCGATTGGGTTATTCGGACTACAAACTGGGTCATATTCTAAGTTTACATTAACAGTGAATATGACACCAAGCTCTTTCAAAAACGTATTTTTGAACAACTTATCTGTTAGATAATTGTTAATAGACTCGATATCATTGCGATTTGCTGTAATGTACTGCTGTCTGTCTTCACCACCATAAGACGATGGGGTGGGAGATACGTTTAGATATGCACCAAATGTGTCTACCAGCTCTTCAACTTCAATTTCAACATTAGTTGCGATAGCCGAATAAGGTTGGTTCAGCGTACGGAACGTATCGTTATCAAATAGGAAGTCTATTATGTTTTCTTTAATCGCAAGTTCGACGCTGAAGTTAGTTGTCTTTCGTTTATTCTTCTCAATCGCGAACTTAAGCTTATCACGTTGATCTTTATAGAAACTAACAACTTCCTTTAACTTCCTAGTATAGAATGGAATTACAATTTCAAGATCTTCAGGGTCATCAAAATCAATATTCGATAAGAATCGCTGCTCGTCTTTTGTTGAATATGTTAGTGTGAGCTGCTTTAGTAGATCTACATACTGTCTTGCAATAAAGTTAACTTCATCTACAGCTGCATCATTTTGAGTTGAATACCATCTCTTAAGATACTCTTGATAGAACTTATCATATACACTTGGGGTATATGTATTCCCTGTATACTTCAGGAAATCTACAAACGTGAATGGAGCACCGGTATCAAGCGTAACAATAGCTTTTGGGTTAGTAATAGAATACTCTATCTCACTAAACGAAAATATAACCGTGGTTTCCATCGAATATATTTAGGCACTAAGCAAATTGATACTAGTGTATAATACATTTGATACCATGTTATCGAAAATGCTATTATCACCCATCCAGGCGCTATATGATGAATTGGTGTAGTTTATTGTGTTTACTACATCGTTAAAGTTGAGTACACTGTCTACAATCGTACCATCAATTACATTATTAAAGCGATAGAAATCATAGTATTTTGCGATCTCACTAACACCGGTGACGTCACCGAGAACGAGACCCCAACCCCACGTATCGTTATATGAACTTAAAGCATATGTTGATAATGATGGATTCAACATAGAGGTTGACATTGTTGTTATGAATGTATTGCATAGCTTGAATGTTCTACTGAACTTTTCATACGCTATTACATAACCATCCACTGCTGTAAGGACTGTTGAATAAAGATCTAGCTTGCTACCGAAGTTGATACCATATTTGGTTGGGTCAACACCAAACTTATTATCAAAGTTCATATTCCACTGGTTTTTTGTACCCCATAGTCGAGAATGGTTAATCGAAAAGATATCCATGTATCGTTTAAGTTTTGCAGGGTAGTTGAAGTTAGTCTTTTCAAATTTCTTGAAACCATTAGCGAGCCCATACGACATTGCAAATAGTGAATCCACATCACATTTATCCACACTGTGCTTGTTAGATATATAGTTTGTTATTTTTTCATATGGTAGCTTACCCATCGACATTGACTCAGATGATAGATTACCAAATATTGAACCAAAAAAGTCATCAAACAGCACATTATACTTTTGCAAAAATTCCTGATATCTCAGATCTTTCATTTGTTTGGTGAAATCAAAGTCTTCATTAACTTTTGATATACTGTACTGACCCGCGGAAGGGTATATATTGAATGTTGACGAAACACCACTAAGAGACAGGCCTTCTACTTTCAACCTGATATTAGATGCAGCTGTGTGTGGTGTAAATAGACCACGGAAGTAACCACCAGATACAGCTGATAGATATGAAAAGTTACTAGTAATAGTGCCGAGGGTATGTACTGGAGCCCCAGAGCTGTTTATAGGGTATACCGAAATGCGATTTGTTAGCGATGTGTTACCTAATACTAGATTGGTATTTTTTGATACTGTAAACCAATCTTTGTCTTTGACCGTTACAACGAAGTTAATTTTTTCGTTGACAAACTTGATATTATCGATGTTGAACGTATTGTTTCGTCTACCTTCACCTGTAATACCTGTAGATGTAATGGTGAGTGCGCTTAGAGCTGTATTAGGAACAACAGTACAGTTTATGCTAATTGGCACATAGTTGACAAGGGTGTTAGTAGGTATTACATACAGAGTGACACTAGTTTGAGGTAGATCATCTTCAAAGTATATTATCTTGTCACCAGATGAACCACAGAATACACTAGTGATATCATCTTGAGTTGTGGGTACCACTGTTGAGTTACTGAGCTTACAATATAGCGAGGTGTTAGATATTGTAAAGTCTTTAATTTCTACAAATTCATCTTCTATGATATCATAAAACGACGAAGTTGTATATAGATGACCGTATTTGTTTGTTGTAAGTTGTTGGTCAAAGTAGTTTTTTGACCCACTTAGTGAATATAAATTATATGTAACTGTTCCAGCTAGCGCATCATTATCTTGCCATGATGATGTTCTAGTAACCTTGAACGGTGTTGCAATTTTACCAGCTGTTAATTCATACCGATCTGATGTAATATATTCACTAGATATAGATGGTGTTAACGTATCTGGTATATAGTTATGTACTGTGAGCTGAAGTGAAAATGTGTTTTGAAATGGATAACCATCGGCATCAAAATATACGTTAGTTATATTGTATATACCAGGCTTGGTATATACATGAACACCTGTTATTTGAGTAGTGTATGTACCATCACCAAAATACCAAACAATTTTTTTATTGGATAAGTTTGTGGGTACTACATTCTTTTCAACAATGAAGTTAAGATTACCGCTATTATTTTCAGATGTCAAAAAGCTAAAAAAAACTGGTTCGGTAATAAATTTAGTTGGGTCCCCTACAATTTTAATATTAGTTGCAGGTTTACACGTGAATGGTGTTATGGGTAGTGTATAACCTGTTAAAGAAAACGAAGATGTGGTGGTAGATTCTGTGCTATACCCCTGAAAATTTGTGATAGAGAATGGCGCAAAAATATTATTCATTTTCAACTATAATTTTATTACTTAATAGTGATTGCTGGTAAAAAAACGGGAACTCAAATATCTGTAATGGCACGTTTTGAGCTGTAATATTGATATCATTAGCAGCATAATTAGGGTTCCAATATAATAGACTAATTACTGGTAACTGAAGAACTCTATCACCAGATACCCGTCTGGTGTAAAACTGACTAACGCCTTCTATAGCTAAGATTGAATTCGATAACGCTGTCAAATCAACAACTTGACCTAGTTCACTATTTTCGATGTTAAAATAGCTGGTGATCACCGAGATGGCGTCATTTTTAATCTTTAATCGTGATTGTTTACTCAGCTCCGATCTTTTAATGACTAAAAACGTTTCATCCTTGATGTTCGGTGATAGTCGTTCACCAGGTAGATTTAACCCGAATGAGAACGCCTTATATATAGCGTCCATTGGCACAACTTCATGTGTGGCGCTCTTAACCTTGTTTAACTCTGTTACAACCAATTGCTTTTGCGATACACTTAATGTAGCTGGTGTTGTTTCATTTCTAATGGTACCAAACTTAGGCACCATAAACAAATATACGTTGTTGAAGTTAGTGCTTGTCATGAAAGTAACTTGATTTAACAATACATCAGTGTCTTCATTTGGTTGACCAACACCAATATCATAGAAATATTTCATATATGTGTTGATATATTGGTTATTGTTAACAGCTTGTGTTGAAGCTAGTATGTAGTTAAAATTCTTGTCTAAAATTGACTTATAATCTGTTAATGTAACTGCGCGATTTTGTGCACTGAATAATTTCGGTGCATTAACACGAATTTCATCTACTGTTTCGGAATCTGAAACAGGTGTACTATTATGCTTGTTGTCAAATGCTAAGTTAGATAGATCATTCTGGGTGATGAATGTAACATCACCATATATATCTCGGCTAATTGCGTTAAATCTACTTGAATTGAATAACAATAACTTCTTATCGAGTAATGCATTTGCAGAAACCACACCAGGTGCACCATCAGATAGAATAAAGTAGATACCAACTGCATCACCTGTCGCTAATTTTTTACCAGTAACCCCATCACCGAATTTGATTTCATATCTACCGTTTTCATTCAATCGTCTTTCGAAAACCCGATCAGTTGTAGTATTAAGATATAAAGATGGTGTTTCAGTATATGCATACCATTTTCCATCATTACCCTCCCTAACAAAGACCGAAAATGTATTATCACTTACGAATTTCTGTGTGTTAACATCCACTAGGTTATTATATGCAATGAAAACAGTTTCAAAGCTCTCACCTGTTGCAACATATGTTGGGTATTCTGTGAGAGTACCTTGATAGAGGGGTATATTATTAGTTATAACTTGTTCAACACCCTGTATCGTCTTTTCAAAGTTAATGTCATTGATTGCTGTGTAGTTATAACCATCAACAGTAATGTAACAAAAACGCCTAATTAGATACACACCAGCTGGTATACCGGCATTGGCTGTCATTGTGAAATCTAGTAATGATGTGTGTTGACCAGTGGGCTTATAGTTTAACAACGTTACCAACTTATTCATGTTTTCATAAATGGTGGTTTGTGTGAATACACCTTCTGATGCGTTTTGATTAAGTTGAAAGAGTAAGATATGATACATGTACGCAACGATGTCAATGATTGCGTTAAGATTACTACCTTCAAACACTTGGTCTGTGAATACACCGCTTGTTGTGAGCTTGTTGATGATTTGCTGTTTCATCGACATAGCATCAAACGACGCATATGCATTTGAAGGTAAGCTATATTCTACGAAATTAGGGTCTTTTGTCATATTAGTGAGAATCCGTTTTGATTTAATGTTACGCTAACTGCCTGTGATTTTGATTCAGTTCCCACTTGCAACGTCGGTACTATATACGATAGTTCAATTGTGTATTGGTTGTTTTCGGGATCAGCAATGACATGAATACTAGTTATAGAAACGCGTGGTTCAAACATCGGTATTGAATCATACAGTTCCAGACCAATTATATAGCCAACTGCAGTACTTACATTATCAAACAGATACTTTTTAATATCTAACCCATATACCGGGTTTAGTATTTTTTGACCAGGTGTTGTGCTGAACAAGTTTTTCATTGACTGATCAATAGCTCTAAAATCATATATTGGAGCGGTGTCTTTAACTTCTTGATTTTTGAGTAGTTCTGGACTGCTAGTGTATTCCAACAAAAGATCTAATAATAGATCTTTATACAAATAACTAATTTGCTGTGGTTGCTGTGACGCAGCAACCACCGCTGGTGTTGTTTGTAGGAAGTCTAATTTTACGGCCATTTATATTATATTTAATAGCTAGTCTTTCTTCTTACTCTTCCATTATATACGTTTTGGTCCTTTTTTCTTATACATCTTACCCTTTTGTCTTTTTGCATTGTTGTTTTGTGGAACGACACGTAGGGTAAGAATCTTTATTAGTGTCGTTTCTACCACAAGGACCACCAGTCTTGCAGTTTATCTAACCTTTAAATTTTTTACCAGTTTTTGGGTCACGATGAGACTTAAACCAATTACGTAAGTTTTCAGTGAAAAATTTAGCAAATGTAATCATTTAATTTTACCTTTACGTTTGCGGCATTTTAAATGTACCTGCTGACGTAAGCGCAAGGAAAGACATCATACTTCGCATTCTTTGCGGTAACATGCATCTTTTTCACCTTCTGTTACTGTTTTGCCTGTAATATGTCTTTATTTTCAGGTGTATCGTTAAGCATGCTGATATAACCTTTAAGCTTCTTAATGATATCATCCTTTGTAAGTTTCACTTCAGGATTATCAACCATACTACTTAAATCACTAATTAAAGCTTCAAGCTCTTCTTTAGTATACAGCGTTTCACCTGCATACTGTTGCATAAATTCAAGATAAACTTTGTTATAATTCATTTCGCTGGAAAATAAAATGATAACATTTGGTCGCCTTGCTCTTGGTTAGCTTGGCATTCAGGGCAATTATCACACTTACAACCGTCTTTAGCACACCCACAACCGTCTTTAGTAGATTTACATTCTTCGTCGTCATCTTCTTTTCCAGACTGTGCTCTTTCTTGTCTAAAATCATGCAATAAGTCTGTCACCATATCTTGGTCGTAAGGTAAATTTCTTAAAAACCCTGGACGGTCTTTAAATTTCTGTTTTAACCACTCGTTAAACTCACGATCTTCTGGTGTAGCGTTTTCTCGATCACCTCCAAATTCAATATACTGCATTTCTAAAAGATATGTTTTGAGATATTCATTAACGAGATTGTCGTATGACTCTTTATTAAATTTTAATTTACCAGCCTTGTTAAGAGCGATTGCTACAGCTTGTTTGTGAGCTGCTTTTTTAGACTTAGGCTTCGATGTACCATGTTTACCTGTTTTTTTATAGCTTTTCATCAATTCTTTGATATTTTCACTAACGTTAGATTTTCCTTTTTTGAGTGGCATATTATTATTTATTAAATTATTGAGCTATTACCAATTCTTACAAGAGTAATATTTTGCGGTTCCTGGTTTAGCAGATGAGCACTTATGACGCGCTCTAAAAGACTTCCTTTTCTTAGGATTAGACTTCTTGATTCTTAAGTTGGGGTCACCATAGTGAATTCTCTTAAGCTTACCATCAACTCTCACACATCTCATATATTTTTTTGATGCGCGTGATGATGGTTGCTGTCCTGTTACTTTAGTGCAACGAGCACCTTTCTTAGCTTCTGTCAACAAATCTTCAACAAGCATATCAAAACCGAAAATAGATTCATTGTAAATAACATTAGCAAGTGTAGCTGGTGGTGTTTCACCATTTAATACTTGTGTAACCACTTGCTTGAGTCTATCTTTTTTATCAGATGATGCGGAGGATGCGTCAATTAATCCAAATGCACGTCTTTCAACACCTCGGTCTTTACTGTCAAAATTTCTATCGACTAACTTTCTCAAGTCAATTAATGGTTTATCAACAGCTTTTCTACCAGCTTGTGACCCAGCAAAGCCGCCTTGAAGAGCTTTTGCACCAACAGTTGTTAACAGTTTAATAGAACTTGCATCTTTAACACTAGAATTATAGAACCTAGCGAATACAGAAAGAGGTAACATATTAAACTGCTTATTTTGTTCAATAGCAGCTAACTTACCTGAAAAGGAACGACCTTTTATAAAGTCTTGATATTTGTTTTCCTCATTATGGAAATATCTTAACAGAACGTTATCTTTTGCAGTATCTTTTGTGAGTGAATCTAAAACAGCTTGTTTAGTTGCATTTTGCTGCAATTCTTCATCTGTTGTAATAAGATTATCAAGCTGATCCAATGATGTAACTTCAGATACGTTTTTTGCAGATGTATCGATTTCTTTTAACAATCTATCTGCAGCTGCTTTTACCGCTTTAATAAGTTTATTACGAAGTGTGAACTCTAAATCTTCATTTTCTTCGGGAAACTTTTCAATTGTTTTTAGGATATCATTTAATTTTTCTTGAGTATCCTTATTAACACCTTCCAAAGTATTAATTTTATCTTTAATTTTTTCAGGTGATTCAAGTGCAGTTCGACCTAATTGGTGTTCACGATATGCCTTTTTATATGCTAATAAATCATTTTCACTATCTTGAACTTGTTGAATTAAATTTACAATATCAGTTTCATACTCATAACTTACTTGCTGTCTTTGAGCATATTTTTTGAGGATTTCATTTATTTCACCAAAAAATGCACTGTCATTTTTTAACAGTCTAAAAATATTACGAATGGTTCTTGTTGTGGATGTATTACCCGTTCCGGGTCTATCTGTCGGTAAACGTTTTTTAGAAGCTGAAGGTAATTGTGGGTTAAAATCTAATCTACCCACTGGCGATGTTAGTGCTTCATTTACAATTTTTTGAACTAATTCTACAAATGTCATATGATTATTTATTAGGATAAAATAAATATATTTACAATGCAAAAGAAATTCGAAAAACTTTTTGAATCTGTTTATCAACGTTATCAACGTGAAGGTGGGTTCCTTATTGGTGATTATGTTAAGTTCAAAGATAACTACAAGTCAAAGGAATACTACAAAAACTTAAATGATGATATCAAAGCAAGATTAGACGCAATGGCTGATAGTAGTTTAAACATTCGTGTTGTTGATGACAAGAGTTATATGCCTGCTGCAACACCTGCAAATCCAGCTGGTAATGGGGTTCAACTTATATTAACTATTGCTCTCGATCAAGGTGGTGGTCGTTATAGTGATTACACTCTTTGCTGCCCTTCTATTATTGATAAAATCGATACATATCCAAACTTAATGCCTCTTTCTAAGGAACGAGAAATTGTTAAGAAGGTAAATATCAAACCAGAAGAACTTGAACCAGATGAAGAAAACCAATCTAATCTTTCTGATATTCAAGGTAAAGGTAAATTAGGATTTGGTGATCGTTCTCTCAAAAATAAGAATGTAAGTTTGCCTAATAAGTCTGCAAAGGCAACCACTGCAATGTATTTAAAAGGATTAAAATAATGAATGTTCGTGATCAACAATTAATTGCTGAAGCGTATACCAAGGTACTTGAAAAAGCTCCACAAGGTTTTTTAAGTAGATTGGGAAGCAGTGTTAAGGGCAAGTTAATAGATAAAGCGACTAACATTCCTATTTTAGGTCATGCTTTTGCAGGAGCAAAAGAAAGATTTGAGACAAATAAAGAGGCTCAGCAACAAATTAATAAATCAAAAGCTCAATTTGAAACATACTACAAACAAAAAACAGGCAAAAAGTATAGCGGCTTTACCGGTGCGGATAGACAATTTGTTGTTGATTTTATCAAAAATGTAGTACGAGCAGATATAAATGACCCAGCTCTTAAAGGTTATTTTGTAGCTCCAAAAATAACAGATAAACAAATCAACCAAGCAATTACAGTTGCATTTGCTGTAAGAGATATGAGCGGTGGTGGTGTTTCAAAAGAACAAGCTGTACTACAAAATATTATAGATACATATCTAAAATCTAATGTATTAAATATGGCGCAGGAAAATAAACTTAAAAAAATTATAGGAGACTGGAATAACCCACAACAACAACAGTCTACACTAGAAGATACTGATGGTAATCAAAAAACTCTTAAAGATGTACATGCTTTATTAGCAAATCCTGTAGGTAGCCCACAAAGAGCTGAAGGTATTAAGTTTTTACAAAAAGTTTTAGATGATATGTGACAAATTAACTGAAAAAATTAAATAATATTTATGAACAAAACTGATCAAGATCTAATCAACGAAAGATATGAACAAATTCAAGAAGGGTTGTTTGACCGTCTTAAAGCTAGGGGTGCACAGGCTGTAGGCGCTGTAAAGGGTGTTGGTCAACAAATCGCTGGTAAAGCAAAACAAGTTGCTGGTGGTGCACTAAGCAAAACTGCTGAACTAGGGGGTCGCGCACTTGGCGTTGATACTTCTAAAGGAGGTTTAGCACAAAAAGGTGCTCAACTTACACAAGCAGGCACCAAACAAGTTGGAGCTGGTCAGCGCGCTGGTGATGAAGCTAAATATAAATCATATATTAGCAATACCGTACAAACTGTTCTTACTGATCTCAATAAATTGGGGATGCCTATTGATGATGAAGCGGCTCTTTCAACTGAACTTACACAAACAATCACCAGACATCTAAAACAAGTTACCGCAAAGGGTCAGTTTAGAACTGCAGCAGGTACTATGGGTGGTAAAGTAGCTTAACAAATATTTTCAAGCTGAATCCAACAGCTGAAAGCATTGATTTCCTGGTCAATAACGAACACACTTTGAAACAGATGATTTGCAATAATAGCAATCATCTGTTTCTTTTTAAACTCATCCACACCCCCAACAGTATAAACATACTCTAACATTTGCTTAAGCAAAGTTTGATAATCATTTTGAAATATATCTTCGTTTTGGATAATAAACTTACGACCATCTAAAACCTTTTTAGTTTTGATATATTCAAAGATCTTTTTAATAAACTCATTATCAATAGTTGTACATTTAATTACAAGCTTACCATCAACAACACTCTTTTGTAGTTCATTGATAGTCTTCCGCAAATCAGGAAAATAATTTTTAATTAACTCAACAAACCTACGCTTTTGATCTTCTTCTAAATCTACATTCTCTTGCTTTAGAATATAATAGCAACGTTTGACTGCTTGTTCTAAAGATGGTTTAAGATTCAAACTCTGACAACGTGATTGAAGAGGTGTAATGATCTTATGCTTAAAGTTTGCAGTTAAAATGAATCGAGTATAACCACTATAACTCTCTATCAAGTTACGTAAAGCTTGCTGACCTTGTGCGGTAATACCATCTGCCTCATCAAGAATAACAACCTTTACCTTTCCATCAAACGATTTAGTTTGTGAGAAGTTGCTTACTTTAGTACGAATTGTATCAATACCATTTTCATCTGATGCATTAAGATACAAATAGTTGCATTTTAACACATCATGTACAAGAATCTTAGCTAAGCTCGTTTTACCCGTACCAGGTGAGCCTACAAATAACAGATTAGGAATCTGCTCAGCTTTTGCAAAGTCCTTTACAATTGACTTAATATCTTCATCAACGATTAGTTCATCGATGGTTGCCGGTCTATACTTTTCTACCCAGATTTTATTTAAATCCATATTTACTTTTTAACACGTTTCCTTGTTATAGTAACTGTCTTACGAATACGTACACCTTTACGTGTTACTTCTTTTACATATTGCCTTTTGCTCATAATATTATTATAGTTATTTTCCTGAAGATCCAAAACCTTTATCACCACGAACTGAATCTTCTGCAGTACTCCAATCAACACGTGCTACATGATTACGATAAAGAACAAACTGCGCAATTCTATCTCCTGATTTAATTTCATAATCAATATCAGTTAGATTGTAGAGTTTAATTCCTGCTGAACCACGATAGCCGTTGTCGATAATACCTGGGTGTGGTAAAATACCATGTTTAAATCCCAATCCCGAACGGCCTTCGATTTTAACCCAGTAACCACTTGGAATGAAAGCAAACTTTAACCCAACATCAACAACAGCAGACCCTTTTGCTGGTATGACTTTATCTTCTACACAATATACATCAAAACCTGTATCATTATAATGGTTTTTAGTTGGGAGTTGAGCTTTATCATTCGTCTTTTCAAATTTAAGAATTGGTGTGTTATTCATCTCTTTGTATATATTAACTTGGTTGTTTTTGAAATCAACTAACTAAATACAATAAATGGAACCTGACGCAGATTTAGATAAAATTGGTGATTCAATTTTAGATCAATTACAAAATTCACTCACCATAAAACCACAACCAGCTCCACTGCAAGAGTTATCACCAGAAAATTTAGAGAAGTTTGTTCTTGATAAATCTGCTACGTTAGTTCTACAGTCAATGGAAGCTGTTGATAACTTGAAAGACTATATTCAAGCTGGTGCTAGTGATAGAGAAATCACTGCATTTGCAGAGGTGGTGAAAGCATCATCATCTGCGCTTGAATCACTTAATAGGCTGCTTCAAACTCGAGAAAAGATTAAATCATCAACTCAACTTAAAGAGATGGATATCAAAGCACGTAAAGAGCTTAATGTAATTGATAATAATACAAAGCTATTGATAAGTAGAGAAGAATTGATCAAACAATTAGTTAATGATAGCGGTAGAGACGATGATAACGTGATTGATATAACACCTCAGTCTGGCCACTAGGCTGGGAATGCAATAGGGCCTCTATAATCCCAACGATTATCTATGCCGTCAATAAAACCTTTTGCATAAAACTGATCACGATTATCTGCTCGTAAACCATATATGTTATACTTGTATGCGTTTATCATAAGCCACTTTTTGAATCTATCAAAACTAGGCTCTCTTTTGTTGAATTGTAGTGATAACCCCCAACCAAAAATTGACTTACCTGGCTCCGGATATACCGACGGTCGGTCGATGTTTTGTGTAAGCTGATCACCATACGATACATAACTGCTATCAATTTTTGTTGGTACCAATACACCTTGCGCTTTAGCATCAGCTACTAACAACTCAAACGCTATAGCGGCTGAATAAAATAACTGATGTTGGCTTCTTACAAACGATAACGTTAGTAGATCACTCGGTCTGAGCTTACCGTTACCTAGTGTATTTAATTCTGGTGGTACATAGTTTGTAGTTATACCTGATCCACCTACTGCTGTTGGTGGTATCGGTGTTTGGTTAGCGGGTGGAGGTGAATTATTCAACTCGAATGATTTAATAAGACCGGTTGTACCTGGCATACCAGTTACAATACCCAAGCTTGTTGGTGTTGGCTTAACTATAAGATTAGATCGACCACCTTCTTGCCAATCTACAAGAAAAGCAGGTATAGTCTTAACCGCGTCAGCGTTGTCTGATAGGATGTTAATCCTGGTAGGAAACGTTTTAGATGGTGGTATCGATGCTAATGATGGGTCGTTAGAGATTACCCGAAATGGAATTAGGTTCCCTGATGGGTCTTTAAATAAATTATGAAATAAATATATGTCTGTCTCTACAACAGGTGCACCAATCATTGCTACGTATGGTGCGTTGTTTGAATAATACCGTTCGAGTGTGTATAATTGGTTTTTATCGGTGAATGGTATTGAAATAAATTTTGTATATGCGGAAACCATATGTTATTTAGGTGGGCTAACTAATTTATATGTAACGGTATCTTTACCTGTGGATCCTAGTTTTTTTGCTGTACGGTATGTTAAGTCGAGGTCGTTCTTTGTCCAAGCAGCTGGACCAAGGTCTACTATAGGTGCACGAATGGTCTTATCTTTTAATGTTACTTCAACCAGTGGTTTGGTCTCTCTTATAATCTGTCTATAGTTTTTACCAAACCATCTCACCGCAGTTCCGAATGGTATTGAAACACCAACAAGCTTTGGATCTCTTAGATTCGCACCAAAAGCACCCACACCATTTAGGTCCTGCGTATCGGTACTACCATTTAAATTAAGTCCGAATACAGTAGCGATACCTACACCACCGAACCCATTTAAGCCGGGTGGTGGTGTGTAGTCAATGTTACTAGATTTACCCGTAGTTGGTGGACCTTTACCTCGCTGAATAGTAGCTTCAACTACACCCATGGCAGATCGCGGACCAACACCTTCACCGTTAGTACCACCACTTTTTACATACGTATATGGGTTGTGGTTTTTTTGATATTCATTTTGCCTGAAGCAATCACCTAGGTTAGCTATCATCGCAGTTTTTATCTTCGATGCAGCTATTAACTTTTTTACGCCTTCAACGATATTAGTAGGTATTAACTTAGCTAGTGATGTACCAATACTTCTTCTTTTTTCTCCTTCTTTTTTAGGTGGTGGTTTGGTTGTTGATTTGTCGAATTTCTGTTTGACTGCATCTTGAGCTGCTTTGCGTTCTTCTTTTGATGAAAATACATGCTTCATCGATTGGTAAGTCGAATGACCAATTATAGATAATGTTGTAGCTGCTTGCTGAAACGCTTCAGGTATTTTATTGAATGTTAATAAGTCGTCGATAACCGGTGGGCTATCTTCACCACCATCACCGATTGGTGAATCACCTTCTAGAAACCCATACGCACTACTTGCTTTCATATAATCACAAGGAGCATTCAAGCAATCACTAAGAGCCTTTAATAGTGTCTTAAGGAAACGTCTATCTTTCGATGATTTACCAAATGAACCACCCCCTGTCTCCACCTTGACCCCACCATGACTAGGTAAACCAAATGATGCAGCTTCAAAAGCTAATCTCGAATACTCTTGCGCGCAATCTGCAAATGGTCCACTTGCTATTCTATCTTTATAGTATAGGACTGTAGCAGTATCCATTGTAGCTCCATTCAATAAAAATAACCGCACAAATTGTTTTGCACTCTCGCAATCTCTCACCGAATTGAAAGCTATAGCTACTGCAATCTCCTTATTGAGCTTATCTGGTTCATCGGGAATAACTAAATCATCACCTTCCAATGCCATAACATCTTCAGGGAAATCAGGACCAATGAGACCACAATACTCTGAATTTTTAACATCGTCAACATCACGAATAGTGTTTGTTAAAATCTCCGGCGTGGAGTGTGAGTAAATTAACATACAATTATTTATTTACGAAAGGTTTAACACACTGCAGCACATTCATGTACATCCCATTATCATTAATGATATGTTTAACATCTACCACCAACCACTGACCAATCAACTTACGATCTGCAGCGCTATTAGTATTGTATGATCGCTTAATGTTTATAAATTTACCAGCTTGTCTATATGGCTGACCTTTCACAGTAATGGCCATACACATATTTTGAAAGATGAATGAATTGAATAGCTGAGATCTTGCAACCTTGATAGATGTATTAATATCGAAATTAGAATTAACTATTTTGTAGTTCCGCTTGTTTTGTTTTGATGCGTCAATATCTACGTTGAGTCTAACGTCATCGCTATACATCTTTGACAAGTTTTTCTTTATAATATTTTTATCGAATAGTTTAATCTGCTCTTCTAAATCAATATACACAACGGAAACGATATTGTTAGCAGCTATGGTATTCATCACACAAATAGGTGATAAGTCATTATTAGCGACGTTGAAGCTAACGTTAGTATATGCTATATTATTTAACTTGTTATCTATCGTTGCTACAGCAGATGGTGAATATGGGCCACTCGGACCTTCTGAACCCCTACTTTCTAGCTGTGCTAACTGGTCTTCACCAATAGTAAATGTTTCTAAATTTGACTCAAAACTACCTGGGTTCTGAAATACGGTTGTGATAGGCTGTGATGAATATTTCGCTGCTGTATAGTCATACTTTAAAATATTCTGCACAGGTAAATCACCAACATCAGTAATATTGTAAGGTGTTAAAAAATTTATAGCGTCAAAAGCATTGAAATGGTTTGGATATGTATATCTGAAATAAACACCACCCTCAGCAAAGTCGTCATACGGCTCTTCACCTATAGCAGCTCTGATAACTCTTTTGATATTTTGGCTTATAGTAATTGATTCATCAACAAAAGGAACATCTACGGTAGCTAACTTTATTTCCTTTAGTTTTGATTCTCTCCAATCGATAAGATCATACACATGAAGCTGACCGAGTGACGTATCTGGACCATATGCATTATTGTCATTAATCACACCATAAAACTTAAGTGTGTTTAGTTTTCTAACACCAACCTCAGCAGTTATTGTATCTTCCGACTCAATGTTGAACGATATAGCATTATTATTATTAGCAACGAATTCGAATCCTAATAACGGTGTTGATTCGAGACTATTGTTCGTGGTTTTAAGTGTTACACGGCCATTGAAAAATGGGTTAAATAGTGAATCAGTAACTACTATTTCAGCAATATT